TAATGCACTATCCCCGCAGAACAAGATTTATGCGGGGCTCGCCCCAGCACAGACAGGGGGGCTCTAGTATGGCCACAGCGCAGTCACGACTACGGGCCGCAAAATACGAGGCGCCGAACGGTGATTCGATGGCGTTTTCATTTCGTGATTTGTCCAAGACGATCCCGAAGAAGACGCATGCACACGAGACGCGATCGGTGCAAGGTACCTACTACGAGGATCACGGGATCCGGGGGAGACAGTATCCTGTGCGTGCCATCATCTCGGGCGTCGACCACGACATACTAGCGGATCGCTTTGAGAATTTGCTCGTGCAATCCGGTCGCGGCGTCCTGACGCATCCGGTATATGGTGATCGCAAAGTTGTGATCACGGGGGCGATCGAGCGTAGCGATCCATTGGCGACAGCGGGAGGGCTCACCACGTTCGACATTTTGTTCTCTGAGTCCACGCTAGCTGGTTTTGCGATTGACACCGATCCCACGCTAGCCAGCATTGATGTTGCAATTGCATCACTGGCCTTGCCCCGTGGGTTCGAGCGATCGATCCGCCTGACGGCGCCCGCGAGCAAGGCCAGTTTTTTGCAAACGATGCGCGGCCTGGCAGCCGGCGCAAAAAAAACGATCCGCAGGGCCGCCGACGGTAGCCAGGCGCTGACATCCAGGATGACCGCGATCGATAGATCGTTGCAGGCCGCGTTAACAACCGGCGTCGGTACACCGCTTTTGATCGCGGTCCAGATGAAAACCCTGATCGGTGCGCCCGCCCGCTCGCTTGCGTTGCTCTCGGACCGCCTTGCCGCCTACGGGGATCTAGCTGCCAGCATTTTCGCTGGCGAGGGATCTGGCAGCGGAGGCGGAACCGGATCCAGTGCCATCGGGCCGGGGATCGTAGCGCCTTCGGCCATGGGTTTCGGCATCGGGGAATCGATCGCCAATGCGTTCCACGCCAATCGAATGGTCGCAGAGTCGGCTATCTATGCGATGTCTTCCAGCGTCGCCGCCGAAACGTACTCGACCCGATCGCAGGCGTTCGCCGCGGTCGAACAGCTTGCCGCCACCGTGGCAGATTTTCGCGATTGGAGCGATGCCAACTGGCAGGCATTGGCCGCCGCGGAACAACTCGACACCGCCGGCGCGGGGGTATACGACGACGGCGAAAGTCTGCAAGCGCTCCTGTCGCTCGCAGGCCAATCCGCCGCGCTAGTTTTTGGCGGCGACTATGATGCGACCCTCTCACGCAGACTATTGCGCCCGCGCAATATCATTGATCTGTGCATCGATCTGAATGGCGACCTGTCCGGCCTCGATGATTTCATCGCGCTCAACCAGTTCCGGGGCCGTGAGATTGTCGCGGGATTGCCCGCCGGTCGTTCCGTGTCGTGGGTGCGACGTGGGTAGTTATCGCGTCGCCCCCACGGACACCTACGCGACGATTAGCATCCGTCACTACGGGCACGAAGGCGCGGCCGCGAAACTTCGCGCCGCAAACATCGGCGCCGTGGAGCCGTTGATCCCGGGGACCACGATCCAAGTCCCGATCGACCCGTCGATCCATTCGCGCGAGCCGATCACCGGGCCAGAGAGCGATCGCCTCGAGGTAGAGATCGGGGGCGTGCCATTCACTGGATGGCAGTCGATCAACATCAACTTAGGTCTTGACTCTGCCGCGTCGATCGGTATTATTGCCCCGCTTGTTGTTGGGCACATAACACCGCTTACCTACCCCCCTTTGAGGGTCACGCTTGGGGGGGTAGGTTTTTTTGCGGGGACTGCTGTAGGGATCAACCCAACTGGATCCTTGACGGGCCCGTCGTTGCTGTCGATTGCTGGCTACTCGACTTGCGGCCGGCTGCAAAATGTCACGGCCCCGGCGGGGGCTTATCCGCTATCGTTCCGGCGCGAGAGCCTCGAACAAATTGCGATCCGTTTATGCGCTCCGTTCGGGTTCGGGGTCGTCAATCGTAGTGCCGACTCAGAGCCGTTCGAGGGCCGCCAAACGTTTGCACCTGGCACGCAGATCCTAACATTTTTATCCGATCTGGCGCGCAAGCGAGGCGTCCTACTTTCCTCGACGGCGGCGGGGGATTTGCTGATATCAGATCCGCCGCAGATGTCGGCACCGGTGGCATCTCTGGGCGAGGACAGCTTGCCTATGATCGCATGCAACCTTGAGGCGGACGGAGAAAACTATTTCTCCGAGATCACATGCGTCCAGAGGGCGGGCCGCCGGACACCGGGTGGAGGCCATACCGTTGTCAATCCACGACTCGATACCATGCGCCCCTATGCGCGCATGTTTGACGACGTGGCCCCTGGTAGCGCCGCAGAGGTGGCACGACTTACGGCGGGCCGGATGCTTGCCGACGCGGTTGCAGTCACCGTGGGAGTCCAGGGATGGCGGCACGCGGGCGGTAGAGTGTGGGCGCCCGGCGACACGGTGCGGGTGCATTGTCCTTCGCAGATGATCGAAAAACCATATGATTTCATCTGTCGCCGTGTATCGCTGTCGCAGACAGAGTCGGAGACGGCGGCGGAGCTGAGTCTTGTTCTTCCGGGGTCATTTAGTGGCGAGCTACCAACTGTGCTACCGTGGGATCTGTGATCGGTATTATTGACAGCAATGGCGCCGCAAGGATCGGCGGAGGATATAACGTCGACGCGAATGGATCCGCGGCCCCCGGCGATTACTCGCGGGCGATTGAAGGCGATCGCGCGGTGGTGATCCCTGTGAGCGAGTCCGGAGACCATGTGGTGGTTTGCTGGCTTGAGGATCCGCCCGACGATCTCGCGCCCGGCGAACGCCGGCTGGTAGGTCGTTCGCCCACAGGGCAGATCATGGCGTCGCTCACTCTCGCGGGTGATGGCTCGATCAGGATCGACGGAGATTTTGCGATCAGTGGGAGCCTCATGCTAGGCCTACTCGACTTGGGCAAACACGTGCACGAGACGCCCCAGGGGCCCAGCGGGCCGCCCAAGAATCTAGTCCCCCCGGTGCTGCCATAATGGCCACGGGACACGCAGTCGACGCGAGCACGCTCGCGCTCTGGCGGCTGGATGATCAGTACGGCGCTGACTATTCCGCGGCGATCGATGAGACCGGGAACTATCCAGCGGCGCAAGCGGATGCTTCGCGCCGGCCGTCGATCCAAGGAGGGCCCAATGGGCAAGGCGAATACGCCCGCTGGTTTCGTGGCGGCGGGGATTCTCATTTAGAATTTACGCCTGACGCCGCGATGGTTTCCGATCTCAAATCGGATTGGACTTGGCAAGGCAAAGTCTATCTGGAGCGCCTAGGGCTTGAGCATGGGTTTTTCACAATTGGGAAACCGGGCGAGTCGGAAGCGAACAATTATCTCTCACATATCCACGTCACATCAGCCGATGCGATCTACATTTTGTGGGAGTATGACTCCGGGCAAAATGTAATCATCGAAACCCCGCCGGGGATCATGCCCGTTCGGACATGGGTGGACGTGGCCGTTACGGTATCTGTATCGGGAGGCGTAAGAACGACGAGGCTATACGTCAACGGGATGATTTTTCAGACGGGATCCGGCCCCAACGCGACAGGAGGGGAAGCGTCGGAGGGTACCATCGGGATTGATGTCGATGGCACAAATCAGATGCACGGTATGATGCTCTACGCTAGGATCACGCGTGGGGTTTTGTCCGATGCGCAAATCCTCGTAGACGCGGGTCGATCGATCCTTGAAACGACGCCGGACACTCTTGTGCATTGGCGATTTCAGGAGCGGCCCGAGCTGCTCGACATCGGTCCAAACGGATGGCACGGACATCCGTCGCCCATGGGTGATACTCCCATGCGACAGGCGCCCGCGCTGATTGAAGATAACGGTATTGCGCGGGCTAGCGATCTGGCGGGCGAAGCGTTTGGCGTGTACGGGCGAGAAGAAATCCGCCTTGCCCTGATTGCACCATGGTCGCTCTCGCTTTGGACTCGCGGCAATGCAACGGGCGTTGTGCGGACCCTCATGATCTGGGCGGGGGCCGGTGAATCGGAGTCATCGAACTTTTTGACACGATTGCGGATCGAGCCTAGCGCCGGCCAGGACTACGAGTTCCGCCATTTTTCGGAACACGCCGCCGGTGAAAACGATTTGACGGCGGCGGCCGACGGAGCCCTGCGAGATTTCGGATCGCTCGCTACCAACATCCAGGCCCGACGCTATGTCGTTGTTACATTCGCCAGTTTAGGCGGCGGCAACCGGGTCATGCGGGTCTATGTCGACGGCGTAATCGCCGGGACATCGGCACCATTTACGGGCGCGACCGGTGGGCAAGATCCAACGTCAGTGAGCGACTACGGGATACAGTTTTTAGCCTTGTTGCACGGCGTCGCAGATGACGTGCTTTGGTCCGCCGGACCCCGATCCCCCGAAGACATTCTCGACTCCTACAACGAAGGGATCACGCCCGGGGTTTTCATTCCGCCGCCCGACGATATTCCGATCGCCATCGTTCCCGCCGGGGATCCGATCGTAGTCGCGGAACAGGGCCGTGGGTATGACGGCGATGCCCTGTTTTTGCCCACGGAGAACGGTGGGGACATGGTGTGGGAGGCCGGTGATCCCCATCGCACGGGAGGCCTAGGCAACGCGATCTACCTGTCGATGTTCTCGGGTCCATACTGGGCGGATGCGCTGGACAGCGACGACGATGATGCACATCGGCACACCGGCGCGACGGGGCGTGCCCTTGACAGCATGCCGATCACTAGCGCTGCCGTAGCCACCGTCGAAGCTTTCGTGATCGACGATACCGCATGGATGATCACCGCTGGTCTAGCGGATACGATCACGGCCATCGCTAGAATCACGGGCCCCATGTCGGTGTCAATCGCCGTCACCGTAGTAGCGGATGGTCGCAGCGATGGCTTCGAGTACTCGGCGACGTGGGGACAAAGGAAATAAAATGAGCCTGCCAACTCGTACAGTCGGAGAAATCCGAGAAGAAATCATCGCCAACATTGAGGCCCGGGTAGGGCAGTCCGTGCCAATTTTGCCAAAAGCATTCGCGCGGGTCCTTGCTGGGGCGCTGGCTGGTGTCGTTGTCCTGTGGGACAAGTATCTGATCTGGCTCCACTTGCAGCAATTTGCGGCGACCGCCGATGATCAGCCGGTCTACATTGGCGGCCGACAGATAATCCCATTGCAAGAGATCGGCAAAAGTCGGGGCACGGGAACCCCTGACGCGGCCACTACAGCTCAGCTCGATGTTACAGCGATCGCAGTAGGGGCCGGCCCCGAAATCTTGGCAGGGACCCAGTTGCTCGGTCGCACAAACGGCTACACGTATCTTGTCAATGTGGGGGTCCCTGTCCTTGCAGCGGGCGCCGTGCTCCTGTCGGTCACGGCGGTGGCGGACCCCGCCGGAGGATCAGGATCTGGCACCGCGGGGAACCTTGGCCCGGGCGCCCTGATCGATCTCGTGACCGGCGTGCCCCACATGCAAACGGAGGCGACGGTCGCTGCCCAAACGGTCACCGCCGCCGATGCTGAGGCGCCTGAGGACTATCGGCGGCGCGTCGTCGAACGGCACGCCAAGCGGTCTCGCGGCGGGGCGCCGGTCGATTATCGGGCATGGGCCACAGCGGTCGAAGGGATCACGCACGCCTACCCGTACACCGCCGGCCCCGGTCGCTCACGGGTGTATGTGGAGGCCACGCCGGCGTCCAGCGGATCACCTGACGGATTCCCCACGTCGGCTCAGATCGAAGCGGTCAAGGCGTCGATCCAGTTCGACGTAGATGGCATCGCCAATCGTCTTCCCATGGGAGCATTCATCGACGTGGAATCGATCACCCGGCGGGCGTACACGGTCACGGTGATCGGTTTGGCGAACCAAGCCGCCGAGATCAAGGCGGCGATGTTCGCCGGGCTTGCGGAGTATTTCGGATCGCGCGAGCCCTATATCGGAGGCCTGTCCACCACTACCCTGGATCGTGTGTTGCGTGACGAGGTAGGAGGCGTGGTTGCCCAGATCGCGGCGGCCAATGGGACTACGTACACGGGTGCGTTGGTACGGGCCCCCGCGGTGGAGACCGTTGATTTTGCGGGGCGGATTACCACCGGATCTAGCGACGCCACGGAGCTTGGCGGGATCATGACCGTAGGCGGCGCAACGATGCCGGTGGGAGGCGCCACTCGGATCACGGGGTTTCGGTTTGGCGGGGTCAACATCCCGATCGGCGCGACAGTTGTCGCCGCGACGCTGTCGCTCGAAGCGGCGGCGGTCGGTGACACCTACGGCGCATGGGAGATCTCGTGCGAGCCGGTCGCAAGCTCTGTCGCATTTTCAGGAGCGGCGGACGACATCACAGATAGAGCCAAGGGGACGGCGATCACCACATGGATCCCGCCGGCGTGGGCGGCGAACGAGGTCGCTGCGAGCCCGGACATCGCCGCGGCGGTCGATGAGGTCATAGGAGTGGACGGGTGGACGCCTGGGGCGCCTATCACGTTATTCATTTCCGGCATCGGGGATCGGTTGATCAAGGCCCAGGAGGACTCCGTAGGAGTATCTGCGCTCCTATCTGTCACCTACCGGACCGCTGACGGGCCTCTGTCGACGATTATCGTCGACACCCTGACACGTGGTCAGCGAGCTAGTCTCGCGGGAGTGGTGTACCTGTGAGCGCCTACCAGTCGCTAGTGGCCCTCCTGCCATCCGGGCAAGCGTGGGCTACCAGCGTCGAGCGCCGGTTGACACAATTTCTGCGGGGGCTTACCGACGATCTTACGGGATCGATCGATCGGGCGGACCTCGTCTATCTCGACACGTTGCCAGGATCCACCCGACAGCTCGCGGAGCTTGAGGCGCAATACGGGCTGGAGGCGGTCGACGGAATGACCGCCGCGGATCGGCAGCGTCGCATCGGCGGCGCCATGGCGGGCGGCGGCGACCATGGTCCAGACTCGGTCGCGGGCGAGCTCGTCTCAGCCGGCTTTGCCGTCACCGCTCATCCATGGTGGACCGAGACGGCGTGGGGCGAACCCCGAGCATTGGATCCCCGCGACTATTTTACAGCCGTATACGGCGGGCGTGCCATCGATGGACATCTGCTTGGCGCCGTTGTCCTGGAGTCTAAAAAATACGGTGAACCGGGCGCCGGTCACTCGGCAATGGCGGCCGACAATCCCGAGGCCGTAGCCGGGCATTACGGCGGATATGATATTAGCACCATCGTGTCATCGTACGAGGGCCCCGCAGAGTTGCACCCATTTTATGTGTATTTAGGAGGGGCCACATTCCCCGACCTGATCGACATACCGGCGGCCCGACGGCTTGAATTTGAATCCGATGTGCGGGCCGTTGTCCCGCAACATCTCATGATCGTTTTACGAGTAAGGTACATCTAGACATGGCATACAACCCCGCAGCCTCGCATCCTACTAAGACTATAGCCCCTTCGGCCGATTATCCTTACGGGTCAGCACAGGATGAGACACTGCCCTACGATGGTACGGGATACCCGTGGCAAGCTCCTGTGATCGACGATTATATGGGATTCTTCCAGGGGCTCCTTGTCCGGGCCGGGATTACGCCTTCGGGGGCGCCCGACACCGTGCTCGTGTCGGATTACCTCTCGGCATTATCAGCGATTGCCGGAGATCGATTGCCGTTCACGACGGCGATCCTTTCTGCTTCATTACCCGGCGTCGTGGTTGTCGCAACCGACGGATGGGCGTCGCAGGCCGACGCGGGCGGTGGTCGGTGGTACGCGACAGGCGTCACATCGCCGGGCGATGCAGGCACCGGCCCGAGCCCCGCCGGGATGATCTATGACCTGGACGGGCGCGAGTTTGCGATGCTCTCCGAATCGATCAGCCCGCGCCAATACGGAGCGACGGGCGACGGTGTGACGGACGACACGGCGGCACTGATCGCCTGTCTCGCTTATGCGGCCTCTGACATCGTCGGCACAGTACGCATGGGCGAGGGCAGATATGTGGCGATGGAAGCACTCACGCTGCCCACGATGGTACAAATCGACGGCCGATCTGCCATCGTCGATTTCTCTGGAGCCCCGCTCCCAGCGGTGGCTCTCGGGTGCGTCGTGTGCCACGGCGTCGCCACGGCGATCGCCCCGGCGATCTCGTCTGTGGCGAAGGGGGCGATCGCCGTCACATTCGCCGGGGCCCATGGGCTTGCGGAGGGGGACCAGATCTACTTGATCGACTCGGCGAATGGATCGTTTTCCCCGGCGCAAGACTGGTACCGCGCGGGGGAAACAAATGTCGTGGCCTCCGTCCCGTCAGCGACGACGATCACGATGCGCGAACCTACATCGTTTGCATATCCGGGGGCCACGGCGGCCGCCGCAAGTGTGTCGCAGGTGCGATGCGAGGTCTCCGGCCTTGAGATCATCTCTCGCCCCGGCGCGCTGGCAGCACTATCCATCAGCCACGCCGCGGCCCCTCATGTCGTAGATGTGCGCACGCAATCCGGCGGCATTCGGATCGCCAATGCCGTGCGAGCCGTAGTTCGATCTTGCGACGCATATGCAGATCCGGGAGGCAGCGACCGCGGGATCCAGATCCTGAATTGCACCGCTCCGCTGATCGAGTATTGCCACGGCCATTCATCGCTGAACGGCCTTGAAGTTGGGGGCGCGGATGTACCATGGGCGATACCCACAACGGCCGCAGTCGTGATGTCCGGCGCCTACGGCCGCCCGAGTGTGGGCAGTTCGATCCCCGGGCTACGCGTCATGGGTAATTGCATAGGCACGGAAGTCCTCAGTGCTCACGCGCAAGGGGTGTCGGTGGGCGGGTATGCGACTAGCGTCACCCGGTGCCACCTGTCCGGAGGTGGCACCGGCCCGGCGATCCAGGTCGCTGAGACGGTGGGCAACGACCATGCGATCATCGACTGCACAATGAAAGCCCTATCCGCGATGGTAGGGGTGGGCGTAATCGACATGGCGGACACCGATCAAGCATCGCCGGGATCAGGGTCCATCCGCGTGTCGGGCGGGTCGATTGAAATGAACGGATTCGCCGGCCTGGCTGCCAGATTTATGGCCACCACTGGCGGTGCAGGAGCGGATCTGTCGATCGCAGATCTGTCGACGGACGGCGACATACTGATCGACCAAAACGCCGCCGGCGAAGTGTGGGGGATCGTGTCGATCCAGAGCTCGCACTTCGACTTGGCGGGGCTCTTCGTTCGCGCCGCCGAATCTCTTGTGATCTCGGACGATTGCACATTCCGCGACTCTCCTGGACACGCGATCGAAGTCCTCACCCCCGGCTCCGGCGTGCCATTCGCCGAGTTTTCGGTGGTCATATCCGACACAGAGATCAAGAATCCGAACCAGGCCGGAGTTTGGATCAACATGCCGCATGGGGGATCCTCGACGCGATTATTCGTGTCGGGATGCAATGTAAAAAATTGCAACGACGGTGGCAGCGGCCTGGCCATGATGTCGAGTCTAGCGATCCAGGATGTGGATCGTGTCGTGATATCCGGGAGCGTCGTGGGCGACACTCGGGCCGTCCCCAAGCAAATCAACAGTTACGCGATCCAGGCATGCGGCCGCGTGACGATCCAGGGAATGACGGTCGAACAGGGCGGTTCGGATCTTGAGCCGTACTTGATTGCCATCGCAAACCTGAAGCAAATCGGATCATCCTCAGACAGTTCCGCAAATGCGGTCACATCATGCAATCAGGGTGTCGCCGGGGCGGATCCGGATGATGCCCCCGTAGGATCCCGCGGGCTTGTGTCTGGCGACGGTATCACATGCATATCGGATCCCAACGGAACTGGTATCATGTCATTCTCGGACGGCGGGTCGAGTGGATCGATGGAGTTCAACCACTTGACGGGACAGGGGCACCTTAAAACATCCGGGGTGGATATCGTCTGGGAGCCTGGGGCGCTACGGCCCGCAGGCGCGGGCGGGCTGTCGCTTGGGACGGATGCCATTCCGTGGGGGGCCTGCCAGATCCAAGACGTTCACGTCGGCGCCATCACGGCGGACAAGGGCACGGCCGTTGTCCCGGGAGATATATTCTTGGACCCGCGTTGGGGCGTGGGGCGGAGTGTCACCGTGAGAGGGACTCGCACAGCAGGGGTGATCACGATCACCGCCGGCACGTCAGCGATACTCGCTAATCCCGCGACCATTCTCATCTACCCTGACGGGCCCTGGCCCCTTGGCGCCCCGGCCGTGAGCGTGTCCAGATTGCAGCTAGGCAAGGTTTTCGAGGTGTTCGCCTCAGACGACACCGCGCTAAACGTAGCCTACGATGGAACCCCATCGGCCGGCCAAACGTACGGTTTTTCATACATTGCGATCGGTGTATAATGCGATCTCTATGATCAAAGAAATTGCTTTGTTCGCCACCGTCGCTGCCCCCATGGGAGCCGCGGCACTGGCTGATTTGCCGATCGACACCGTTGGATCTACGGGGGCGATCGGCGTCTTGCTCTGGCTGGTGTCTACCGCCCGCGGCGCGCTCACGGATTACCGCGACGACGTCTCATCCCGCAAGCTTGCGCGAGTGGAACGCGTCACCGCAGAGGCACTCGCACGTAATGAAGAGAAGGAGCATCGGGCCGCAGAGCGTAAGCACTGGCTGATCATCGAGGAACGAATCTCCGCTCGCAAGGCAGAGTGATGTGACGCAACGGGACAAGCGAGGGATCTGCTCCGACCTCCAGTAATCCGTAAGAGTTTTCAATCAGATCTATCGCCATACGGCGGCGATAGATCGCCCGCTCGAGGAGCGCCATCCGACGACCCGCCGATTTTCCGCGTCGGTACAGTCTACGGATCTTACGGCGCAAGTACCTCACGCCGCGCCGCAAGATCACGATCGCCGCACGACGTGCCATCATCATGAGCGCATTCGCAAAATAACCGCCTAGGATTTTAGCGATCATAGGCTCCCAGCGGCGTGCCACCATTCACGGAAAATCCGTAGTCCATGTCAATCATAAGTTCGAGCGCCACCGGCTCGACTACCATATTAAAGAACGACGGCCCCGGGTCGTGAGGCTTGCGCGTCCATGCCGAATGGCATGTCACCGATGCCACTAGATGCCCATGAGACATCGCATCGCGTATCGTCCCCCTCAGGGCTTGCTGGGCCATGCTCACGTCGTATTCGTCGCCCACTGTCAAACTGTTCTCATCCCACGCAAATCCGATCGTATGACGATTGGATCCGTTGCCGTGTTTCGCCCAGAGCTCGTAGGGGAGATTCTGGAACAGAACGCCAAGTGTAGGATTATAGATCACGTGATACGGTGTCCGGCGGTACCGGGCCGCGGTTGCCAGGATGAGCGCGTCTCGATGAGTGCCCCCGCGCTTGCAGGCTCGACGGTAGACCGAGCGAGACGGGCCGAAGCCGCCGCTCACGGCCGTATGGTGCACGCAGATGCCTGTGACTGTGCGCGAGCGGCCCTTGTACCATTTGTTTGGACGGCCCTTGAGGGGGCCGGTATCAATGACTTGGAGTTTCATTTCTTCCTCGGATGCGGACCCCAGTAGGGCCACGGCCCGCCATGGGTCGCGGCCTCTGATACCCATGACGGTTCATCATCATTGTCGATCAGATCCATAGGGTCGATCTGATCGCGGGTCAAATCTAGTATGCCGATCGTCGGTATACTCACGACAAAAAAATCGTCATCCATAGAGACTATTTCGCCGATCATCGTCGGCGATGAGAGTACGAGGACGGTGTCGCCGGGGTTCACACCCCCTAAGCCCCGCCGCGGTCAAACCGGGCGGGGCGGGGGTCGATTACGACGGCGCCCTAGAACGGTATTTCATCATCTGGCCCCGGGCTTTGCACGACATACCCGGCGCGGTCAAGGGCGGCCTGATCCATACCCATGCCAAGGAGGGCATCCTTGCTGTAGATTTTTCCATCGGGGCCAATGAGCTTCACCGACCCGCCGTCGGTCGGCCCCGCCGCCGGAGCCCCAGGGGGTCTGACCGCTCCGAAGTCCTTGACCGCCGGGGGGCGATTAGGTTTGGCCGCGGCTGCGGCTCCTTCGCTGGCTCCCTCCAACTCTGAAAGCTCATCGGCCGCGTCTACGCGATTTGCGACCGCGATCCGCTTGCCCTCGTCCAAGTATTGGACCGTCTTCGGCGAGACGAAGATCCCCGGAGTGTCCTGTGATCCGTTGTGCTTGAGTTCAAGCACAATCCTGACGTAGTCCCCCCGGAAAATCTTTTCGCCGGGTACCCAATCCTGGCTATTCTGATCCAGGATTTTTGGGTGCCACGGCATCGGGCTGGAGCACTCAATGATCCAATGGCCTGGCCAGCCCTCATTGTCGCAAAATGCCACGTCTTTTGTGTTTACTTCTTGGCTATCTCCGTCCTTTATCTTGTACGATATTTTCCTGCGAGAGGTCAGTGGGATGCCGCAAGCCTCATGCGCAAACTCTTTGATTTTTTTCAAGACCCCATCGATTTTGGGATCATCCTTCGGAATCGCTAGGGCGATGAATACCGAAGTTTTCCGCGTGACCCCATCGTCCTTAAACATGGGGTTACCTTTCTTGTCGCTTCGATCATAGCGACCGGTAACGTCCCCGCCGACGACTCTCCCGCGGGGCGTGAGGACTAACATTGTCTCTTCATTTTTGCTCATTTTCTAGCCTTTCTATTTCTTTTCCATGTCCAGCGCCGTCCGTCATTAGCGCCCTCGAAGGTTTGTTGCGCGCACTCATGGCGTCCACTAACCTCTCTGAAACACCCGCAGCGATAGCCTGTGTTGGCGTTATTGGCACAATAGGCTTCGCTATGTCAACCCCGCATGCGAGATTGACAGTCTCGACTGCGGTCGTACTATCACGCCAAGCGAGTGCACCGCGTCGTCCTATCTTGTAATAGCATCCATCGGCCGGCGTGCCATTATCGATCATCGCCATCGCTTGCTCTTCGAGCGCCGTGAGTCGCCACGACGTGATTTTTTTCGCCTCTCTCATCCGATCAATCTCGTTCGCTAGATCGATCTCGACGCCGTCCGCAATCTCGATCATGGCGTAATCCGCCGCAATCAAGGAGACCTCTCGCGCGGCCGGGCAACCCGCGAGCGCGGGGCAGTATCGACAGTGCGCCCCGGACCGCAACCCCGTGGCACCCGATTGGATCTCCGTGAAGACCTCACGGACCTCACGGTTCGATTCACTTATCGCGGCGGCGTCAAGGCGCCACTCGGACACGGAAGGGGAGCCGTGGCTTACGAGTGGCTGCACGATCACCAGCGTGGCCGTGGAAACGCCGAACACTCCTGACAGGATCCACAGATACACCCGAAGTTGAGCGTTGCCCACGACGTCGACGGGGTCGCGGCCAAATTTGAAATCATAGATCGTGAGATGATCACCCTCGATCCGATAGGCGTCGACTTTGCCTGGGATACCGTCTCGGGAGTGTTTCGCCTCGGACGAGAGTCCCCCGCCTCCGCCCACGGCGTCCAGGCAGACGCCGACGGCGTAGGCGTCACACGGATCGATGTCGATATCACCGATCGCCAATAACGCCTCGTGTACGATGCCATGGAGGCGGACCCCTTCCTTCGCGGATTCGCCCCGCTCGCCACGTTTCGGGGCTCTCTCCGCCGCGGCGGGCATGCCCCGGCAACCGCCCCCAAGGTACTTGTCCGCGTCCGATGGGTGGATCTGGATCATGTCGATAACCCCTCGAGGAACGCCAGAACGTCAGGCCGATCGTCTGAGGCGAGATTCAAAGCGGCCCCCATCGCTAACATTTTGATCTGCGGGAGCTCCATCCCCCCGGCAATCAGCCGCGCATAGGCGTCCGTGATCTCTCGTTCCGTAGTGGCGCCCGGATTGAAGTGTCGATCCACGTCGCCGGATCCCATGCCCCGGCGACGTAACCACCTGCCCTTGGCGGGCCCAGTTTTGTAGCGCCCGCGGGTCGCGGTGTGGACGACGGAGGACCATGGGTGTCCAGCGGAGTCGAGCACTTCCAGCAGTTCCTCATTTGTCGCGGTTTGTTCCGCGGTTTGTTTGCGGATGAATGGAGCCAGGAGACCCGCGGTTTGTTCCGCGGTTTGTTCCGCGGTTTGTTCCGCGGTTTGTTCCGCGGTCGGTTCCGCGGTCGGTTCCGCGGTTTGTTCCGCGGTTTGTTCCGCGGTTTGTTCCGCGGTTTGTTCCGCGGTTTGTTCCGCGGTTTGTTCCGCGGTTTGTTCCGCGGGGGCGAGGTTGAGGAAGCGGCGTGCGAGACGCTCTGCGTCTCCGGCGTCGTCGGTTTCGAATATGATGGTGATTCTCATTGTCGGATCAGCTTTCGTATTATCGCGTCAATCGCTAGAGCGAAGAGATATCCCACCGCCAGTAACGCTTGTGGGAAAAATAGAAGCACATAGTTACTCTCCCGATGGTGGCATGGTCAGGACGAAAAACGTACAGGTGAGGACGGTGATCACGTCCATGACCATCATCGTCAGAGCACCCGGATGACCTGTCATCAAAAAGCTCACAGACGAGCCAACGTTTAGCCCCAGCATGATCCCGGCCGCCGTTGCGATTTTGTTTCGTCTTGTCACGCCTAGACTCCTGCACTATTTCGCGAAGAACGTCAACACGCTTGACAAAAAACGTTTTGCAAGCGATCAACCTAGCGTGACAATCCAACACAAATTCGGCCGGCTGATAGCGATCGAAGGGATCGACGGCGCCGGCAAAAGCTACCAGGCGGCCCGTCTCGCGGCCACGATAGGAGCCCTATGCGTCCACCAGCCATCGGGGCTCCTAGCCCCGTTCATTCGCGAATCGATCACTACAGGTGATCTTACGCCGCGACAGCTCGCCGTGTTATTTGCCGCAGCTCGACTGTGGGGCGAAGAAGAAATAAGTACTGCCAGATCATCCGGCCGCCACGTCGTATCGGATCGATATAGAGCCAGCACGCTCGCGTATCAGATTGATTCTGGGCAATCGCACGATGAAAATAAAATCATCGCCGCGATCGCTAGGACATCGATCCGCCCAGACCTCACGATTATCCTGGACATCGACGTAGACGAGGCCGCGACACGGATCTCCAGCCGCGGCCGCGATCCGTTTGAGCTGGATCGAGAAAAACAGATCAGCGCCCGCGTTGCCTATTGCGAGATGTCGATCCGCGAGAGCGATCACATTTTGATCCCCGTTGGAGGAATGGGGCGGAGCGAAGTGGCGGCAAAAATCCTCACAGTGGTCACTAGAGCGGGGATCCTAGATCGATGATGATTGCTCGGCCGTATCAGGTCGATCTAATCACCCGGGCGGAGGAGGCCTTCAGTCGGGGTGAGGTCCCGATCATTGTCGCGCCAACGGGGGCAGGGAAGACGTTCATTTTGTCGCGCCTCGTGGTCCCGCACACCCTTCTGATTGCTCACAGGCGCGAGCTGGTCTCGCAGATCTCTTGCGCGCTCGCACTTGAGGAGATCAAACATTCAATCGTTGGGCCGCCCATGCTTGTTCGCCACGTGATCAAAAAACAGATCGGAAAAACCGGGAGATCGTGGCTCGATCCCACCGCGACCGTCACTGTCGCGGGGGTCGACACACTCAAGAATAAACCGGCGGCATGGTGGATCAATTTCCGGCGATGCCTGATCGACGAGGTCCATCATTTGGTGCGAGGCAATAAATGGGGAAAATGTGCGGAAAAACTGCCCACAGGATGCGACCTAGGCGGCGTCACGGCGACGCCGGAACGCGCCGACGGGAAGGGTCTAGGGCGTCACGCGAGCGGCTATGCTGATTGCCTAATCATCGGACCCACAATGCGATCTCTGATCGATGAAACACACTTGGCCGATTTCTTGATCTACATTTCCCGCAAGTCCGTAGACCTCCAGGATGTCAAAACCGGGGCAGACGGTGACTATATTCCGCGACACTTGGCCGTCGCTACAAAAGCCGCTCAAATCACCGGCGATGTGGTCGGCATGTACCAGGCTCACGCGCGGGGGCTCCCCGGGCTCACGTTTTGCGTCGATCGTGATCACTCCGCCGAGATATGCCAGGCGTACAATGACGCGGGCGTTCCCGCGGCCGCCGTCGATGGTACCGACACGGCGGAATATAGGGAGGATTGCTTGGCCAAATTGGAGCGCGGGGAACTGCTACAAATCACTAGCGTGGATCTGTTCGGGGAGGGCACGGACCTCCCCGAAGTGCGCGCCATATCGATGGTGCGACGAACAAAATCACTAGGCGTGTTCACGCAGCAATTTGGCCGTGGGGCTCGCAAGGCACCCGGCAAGGATCGTTTTTTCGTTTTCGATCATGTCGACAACGTGATCATACATCACGGCGCGCCAGACTATCCGCGCGAATGGTCGCTCAGCGACCGGGAGACGTCGGGCAACGGCTCGGATCTGGGAGCCATCGCGGTCAAAATGTGTACGAATTGCACCATGCCGTACAAGCGGCACTTGACAAAATGCTCTCACTGCCAGCACGAGCCCAAACCGGCACATAGATCGATGCCAGAGCAAGTAGACGGCGATCTATACTTGCTCGACGCCGCGGGAATGGAGGCCCTGCGATCCGCGATTGAGGAAATAGATCACAGCGAAGCCGATGAACGGAAACGTCTCGAAAAAAAACGCGTCCCAGAGATCGGAATCCTAGCTGGATGCAAGCGGCACAGGCTGAGACAGGCAGCGCAAAGAGAGCTACGTGCCACCATGGACGCATGGGCCGGCGAACAGATCCACACCAAGGGGCAAACGTATCGCGAGGCCCAAAAAACATTCTTCCTGACCTTTGGTCAGGATTGCGGATATGCTCGGACACTCGCGGCCGGACCCGCCGCGGAACTACAGGAGTTGATCAATGACGCCTCTTAATGGATGGGCCCGACGGTGGCAGATACCGCCGGAGGCCATCGCAGATTTGGTCGAGGCCATGGCCCCTAGTGGCCAAGAAGTGCATGCCAAGGGCACGCCGGAGAGCGCCGTGCAAGCCGAGGTGCGCATGCTTTCGGCCGCAGCTGGGTGGAAGGTGTGGCGGAACAACGTGGGCGCTTGGGCCGACAAGGAGCGGACGAGGTTCATTCGTTACGGGCTTTGCAACGATTCGAAGGCGATCAATGATAAAACAAAATCCGCTGACCTTATCGGGTTGCGTCCCGTCGTCATCACGTCCGCGGAGATCGGCAAAACGATCGGCCAATTTGTTTCGATCGAGACGAAACGAGCCGGCTGGACAGAGGGCAAGGACAAGGAGACCGTCGCCCAACGCCGATGGCTCACTATGGTGGCGGCGCTTGGCGGGCATGCCATATTTTCGACAGGAGAGATCGAATGAATCCTTGGCCATCGGCATACGACGCGCTCGCTGAGTTCGATCAGTGGATCCTATGGCGCCCCGTCCCGAGCGCCGTGAGGCCCGGGAAGGTCGACAAGAAACCGACCAACCCCGCCACCGGCAAAAATCAATTTGGATACCTTGATCCGCCCGCATGGATGTCAGCCACGGAGGCCTACGCCGCCGCGGAACGGACTGGGCACAAGGTCGGATTTGTGCTGACGCGCGAAGACCCGTTCGCGTTTATCGATCTCGACGAGTGCCGCGACGGGGCCGGGTGGAACGCCGCCGCGAACACCATCGTCGCCGCGACCTCGGGGGCTCTCGTGGAGGTGTCGCAGTCACAGCGCGGCCTCCATATCATCGGCCATCATTCGGCCTGTCCGGACCACGCGATCGATGTGAAGGGATTCGGCGGGCTCTATCGTCATCGCCGATTTATTGCTCTCGGACACGACGCCTATGGCGATTCCGGACATGACATCACCGAGCCCCTAGAGCTAATCGCGTCGAAGTATTTCGTTCCCCAGGTTCACGCGTGCGTGCCCTTATCATGCGGCCCGGACAAAGGTTGCACCGGCCCCACGGATGACGATGAGTTGATTCGACGGGCGTGCAAGGCGAAGCCTGACTTCGATGACACTTGCCCGTTCAAATCGTTATGGCGAGCGAATGAGAAGGACCTGTGTAAGTTTTTCGGCGACGGCGACGGGTACGATGCCAGTGCCGCCGACGCGGCCTTGATACGGCACCTCGCGTTTTGGACTTGTCGCGATGGCGAACGGATCATGCGGCTTCTCATGCGTGACGACTGCAAGCTTTACCGCGCCAAGTGGACAGACCGGAGCGACTATTTACAAAAGTTTACGATCCCTCGGATCCTTGCCAGGACCACGCGGATCCACGATCGTAAACCGGCGGAGCTGAAACCCGAAGTCGAGGAAGCAACGGGGATCCGTCGACGTACCAACTACCAGCTGATGCCTCCTGACGCACAGATAGAGCACTTCGAGGGATGTCACTACGTTCGGAGTGTGGATCGCATTATCACGCCGCGCGGCGAACTCTTGGATCGCTCCAGATTCAAGGCGACATTCGGCGGCTATGTTTTCGGACTCGACGACACTGCGACGAATACGACGCGCGATGCTTGGGAGGTTTATACGCAGAGCCAGGCGATCGATTACCCGCAAGCGGATTCGCTCTGTTTTTTGCCCGCGAGAGAGAATACCACGCTGCATAAAATCGACGGAGATCAAGTCGCTAACACGTGGGTCCATTGTGCGACGGAATCGATCGAGGGCGATGCGTCGCCGTTCGTCGCCCATGTGCAAAAAATTCTTCCAGAGGGACAAGACGCCGCGATCGTTATGGCGTGGATGTCCGCTGCCGTTCAGTATCAGGGCAAAAAATTCGATTGGTGTCCTGTCGTGCAAGGTGTTCCCGGTAACGGCAAAAGCACTCTTGGGCGGTGTTTGCGGGCTGCTATCGGCAACAAGCATGTGAGCGAGCCGAGTCCGAAAGCCATATTTTCGGACAGTTTCAATGAATGGCTTGCGACTTCGATTCTTGTAATCGTCAATGATGTATTCATCCCGCCGGGAGAGTCCAGGGCGATGGATGTCATCAAGCCGATGATCACGGAGAACTACGCGATGATCCGTAGAATGCGGTGCGCCGGCGCTACGGAGCGGATCTGTGCCAATTTTTTCATGACCGCGAATCGGAAGGACGCGATTCCAAAATCAGAAAACGATCGACGGTTCGCGGTGTTGTTTTGTGCACAGCAAACCGTCCAGGATCTTGCGCGCGACGGCATGGGAGAGGGTGATCCATATTTCAGAAATCTGAACGACTGGCTCGACTCAGGCGGATTCGCGATCGTCTCACACTATCTCGCCCACTACCCGATCCCCGATGCTCTGGACCCCACGAAAGGGTGCCGCCGGGCGCCCCGGACATCATCGCACGCGGAGGCAATATCTGAGGGTAGGAGTCCGGCGACGCACGCCATTGCGGAATCTATGGAGGCTGGCATCCTCGGATGTCGCGGAGGGTGGATGTCGAGCATCCGGGCCACTCGGGCCCTACTGGACCTCAGGATCCCATGCGGCACACGGGCCGTGGGTGTCGCTGCGCACGAGCTTGGGATGGTCCCTTGTCCGGGGCTTGTCCGGGGACGATCGAGGCGCACGATCAAATCAGAGGGCGGGCGCCCGGTGCTATACGTGACACCGGAACTTGCGAGATACCTGGACGGGGTCATCGACCCCGTCCAGGAGTATGAGGTGGCTCAGGGATATGTTAGTATGTGATCGTGGAATCACCATCTACACCTGCGATCCAAGCCGCTCAACGAGGCATGTCGTTCTATCGCTCCGTGCCCTTGGCGAGCATCCCCGAGCCAGAATGGCATGCCACGCTATCCACCCCACCGGTGGCAATCCTCCTGACTCCGCTGGTGGACAACGCAACGGCAGGGGGGATTGTCTACACGTCGCTGCTGGTTGACTCCGCCGGTGATCTTGTCGCCCCAGGAGGCTGTTTGATCGAGTATCAAATCGGAGAACTTATCGTAAGGAATGGCGCCGATGTGGCCATCGGCGGGACCACGCTCGCAGACATTCCGCCTTACATATCTGTCGTCTCCAGGAGTGTGGGCGGGGCCTATGCGACGATCCGGGTTGTGGCGATATCGAACGTCCCGCCGGGGGTCGACAATATCGAGTTGCGAGGGAGGCACTTCTAATGTGGATCCTAGGAGATGAGGACGGCGGCGGCGGTGGTGGTGGTGGTGGTGGTCCTGTTACGCATGCGTCCACACTAGGCAAGACCCCCAACGACCATCACGCTCAACAGCACGCGGCGACGGGTGGGGATCATACATTCCCCGGCGGCACCGCGGCATACTTGCGCGCCGATGGGACGTGGGTGGTACCACCCGCGGGCGGGTCGGTTGCCCATTCCGACACCACGGGACAGACGGCCGACGATCACCACTCGCAGGCGCACGGTCTCGCAGGCGGGGATCATACTAGCTCGACTATAGCGGATCTCAACACCCTGATCGCCGACGGCAACGTCGACGATGCGTCCGCCGCCCGCCCGCCTACCGCCCACACCCACGCCCACTCTGACGCCACGGGGCAAGGCCCCAACGACCATCATTCGCAGGCACACGGTCTCGGATCTGGGGACCACGGATCGACAACTCTCGCGGGTTTGAGTGCTCTGATCACCGATGGAAACGTCGACGATTCCGGCGCCTCTCGCCCGCCTACCGCCCACACCCACGCCCACTCTGACGCCACGGGGCAAGGCCCCAACGACCATCATTCGCAGGCGCACGGTCTCGGATCTGGGGACCACGGGTCGACAACTCTCGCGGCGCTCAACGCCTTGATCTCCGACGCAGATATCGATGCGACAGGCGACCCGCGTCCACCGACCGCCCACACTCACGCCCACTCTGCAACGACGGGCCAAGGCCCCGACGATCATCACTCACAGGCGCACGGTCTCGGATCTGCGGACCATGGGTCGACCACTCTCGCGGCACTCAACGCTTTGATCTCCGACGGAAACGTCGATGATGCGAGCGCCCCTCGGACACCTCTCGCCCACACCCACGCCCACTCCGACACCACGGGGCAAACAGCCGACGACCATCACAATCAGGCGCACGTGTTTGCGGGCGGCGACCATTCGGCCACAAATTTGGCGGCCCTGAACGCCATGATCACCGACGGCAACGTCGACGATTCGTCCGCCGCCCGAACTCCTACCGCCCACGCGGCGGCGCACGGATCTGGCAGTGGAGACGAAATCGACATCGTAGCCCTCGGGGGCTACCCCGGCGGCACTACAGACTATCTACGCGCTGACGGTTCATTCGCTCCGCCGCCTGCCGGCGGCACCGTTGCCCACTCCGACACCACGGGCCAGGGACCTGACGATCACCACGACCGGGCTCACTCGATGCTATCAGGAGCGGACCATACCTTCCCAGGCGGCTCTACGTTTTTGCGCGCCGATGGGACGTGGGCAGCCCCAGGCGGGTCCGTTGCCCACTTCGATACCACAGGACAAGGCCCCGATGACCATCACTCGCAGGCGCACAGCCTGGCTGGAGGTGATCATACTGGATCGACTATCACGGCGCTCAACGCCCTGATCACCGACGGCAACGTCGACGATTCCGGTACCGCCCGCCCGCCTACCGCCCACACCCACGCCCATTCGGCGGCGACGGGACAGACGGCGAACGACCATCACTCGCAGGCGCACGTGTTTGCGGGCGGCGACCATACGGCCACCGATCTGGCCGCACTGAACGCCATGATCACCGACGGAAACGTCGACGATACATCCGCCGCCCGCCCGCCTCTCGCTCACACTCACGCCCACTCCGCAACGACGGGGCAAGGCGCCGACGATCACCATTCGCAGGCCCACGGCCTTGGATCCGCTGACCATGGATCAACGACCATGGCGGATCTGAACGCCCTGATCTCTGACGCAGATATCGACGCGACAGGCGATCCCCGTCCACCGGCCGCCCACACTCACGCCCACTCCGCAACGACGGGCCAAGGCGCCGACGATCACCATTCACAGGCCCACGGCCTTGGATCTGGTGATCATGAATCAACGACCATGGCGGATCTGAACGCCCTGATCTCTGACGGCAACGTCGACGATGCCACGGCCCCGCGGACACCGACCGCCCACGTCCATGCCCATTCGGCCGCAAGCGGACAGACGGCCGACGACCATCACAACCAGGCTCACGTGTTTGCTGGTGGTGACCACTCGGCCACAGATTTGGCGGCCCTGAACGCCATGATCACCGACGGCAACGTCGACGATTCGTCCGCCGCCCGAACTCCTACCGCCCACGCGGCGGCGCACGGATCTGGCAGTGGAGACGAGATCGACATCGTAACCCTCGGGGGCTACCCCGGCGGTACCACGGACTACCTCAGGGCCGACGGTTCCTTCGCTACTCCTCCAGGCGGAGGCGGGGGCGGAGGCGGGGGCGGTGCGGCCACGAGCATCGACAGGTCTCGCCATAACTTTTTTTCGTCAGGCGTGGCGCTGGTCTATCTGCCGAGCAATACCCAAAACGAGCAAGGCATCATCACGGATTACACGGTGTCGATGTTGGCCGCGTCTGACGGCGAGATTATAGCGATCGAGGCACGGTCCGATACCGCCGCGGGCGATACGATTATCGGGATCCACACCAACGAAAACACCACGCCAAACGCCACAGTTACGGAGACGATGCTGGAGGACATCTCCCAGACATTCGATTTTGCTGGCGTCTCCGGGCGGACATTCTCGGAGGGCGACGAGATCGCTATTTCCTTCGATCCAACAACGGCGCCGAGCGGTGTGAACGTGACGATCGTATACCAGTACGATGTGAGCACGGCGCCGGACGGTGCTATATCATGGGATTTCGACGCGGCTTCTACCGTCGCCGCGGATCCAGGGGCTGGCAAATTCCGCCTCAATGCGGCTACTTTGGCGGCTACTACCGAAGTGTACGTCTCGGCCACCAACTCCGCCGGGCTCGACATCGACGTCTGGCTTGCGAAGCTCGCGGACACCTCAGCGCTTGTGATCGGGTCGGGCCGGGACTCGGCCGTTAGCCTGTCCGCGGCCGTCAACGGTGCGCCAGTGGATGGTACCGGCTGGTGGACGATACCGATCACGGTGGCCGACACAGTTGGCGTGCTGTTTACCGATGTCGCAAACTGCCGATTCCATGCGGCCGGATCCGCGGGCGGCGGGAGTGCAGGACCGTCGGTCTCGGAGGTCACAGCGATCGCAAGCGGATCGACAAAA